CTATATTCTTGCAGCACAATTATATGAAAATCGTGAACCAGTTTCACCTACAAGAATGGTAGAAGTTCCTTATACTTTGGATTATTTAATTAATCCCTATAAAGTATGGAGTAGATAATGAGAGCTGGATTACTAAAACATACTATAGAATTTTGGACAAAAACAAATACTAGAGATGAATATTCTGGGTTTACTGAAGAATTTGTAAAAAGTTTTTCAAGGAAGGCACAGATTAAATCATCAACAGGTGGTGAAACTTTAATTGCTGATCAAGTATTTCCTGTTTACACTAAAGATTTTGTTGTAAGATATAAATCTGAAATTGTAGAAACAATGAGAATAAAATATAATGATGAATTCTATAATATTTTATCGATTGAAGAACCAAAATTTAGAAGAACTTTAGTAATAAAATGCATTAAAATTGTACAATGAAGTTAAAAAAAGGTATTAGTTTATTTGGTGATAAAGAATTAGATAAATTATTCAAAACATTACCTGATTCACAGAAAAGAAGAATAATTATTGATGCAGAAAAAAAATCTTCAAAAATATTAGTTGATAAAGCTAAAAATAAATGGAAGGGATTAAGAAAATCATCAGGAACATCTGGAATTGCTCGTTCATTTGGGATAGTGCCAGCAAAGAAAATTGCTGCAATTAGAGTTGGGGCAAGAAATTTTGGTGGACATGTTGGATATTTGGCAAGATTTATGGAAGGTGGAACAAGAGTAAGAAGAAAAAGAGGACGAATTAGAACATCAAGATTCTGGTCAAATATAGTAAAATCCAATATTAATAAAATTGGTAAGAATATAACACAAGAATTATTAAATTCAATGCATAAATATATGAGAAAAATAATACAAAAACACACATGATAGGAAAAATACTAGCAGATATTTTGATTGCAGATTCTGATGTATCAGGATCAGTTGGGGATAAAATTTATCCATTAGTTGCCGAAAAAGGTAGTGAATTACCATTGGTAATTTATAATATAGATTCAGTCGATCCAATATATACAAAAAATGAATGGGTTGGAGATGATTGTTCATTTACTGTTAAAGCAAGTGATACATCATATTCAAGTGTAACAACTTTAATTTACTATGTAAGAAATGCATTAGAATTAGTATCTGGAACTTATAGTGGAGTAAAAATTAGAAGAATGAAGGTTATGAATCTAATTGAAGATTATGACCCTGAGGCAGATGCATTTATAAAAACAATGTCCTTTCAATGTAGGATTAATGAATATTAAAAAAAGAGGAAAATAAAAAATGAGTACAGTAACAAAAAATGTAATTGATGGAAGTGATATTTTATTATTTGCATACACAGGAAGTGGAGTAGCACCAGAAGTAACTGAATATACTCCAATAGGATTTGGAACTTCACATACTTTGACTATGACTATGGACACAAGAGAAGTAGCATCAGCAAAAAATAGTGGAAAATATAAAGTAAGACGTCCAGGAAAATTAGATGTAAATGGAAGTTTTGATGGATTGGCAGTTTATCCTGCAAGTTCATCTTTTAACTATGCTTCATTATTATCAGTAGTAGATAATCGAACAAAAATAAGATTCGTATTTGGTGAAAAGGATACAGATGAAGATACTGCTGGTGTTAAATCAGGATCATTTTATGCTAGTGGTAGTTTTTATATTACTAATATTGATGTTTCAAGTCCAAATGAAGATGATCAAACGTACGCTGGTTCTTTTGAATTAGCAGATGACTTTGGATTATTTAATACTATAGGATAAAATAAATGAAGATATTAGAAACTAAATATTTACCAATTGGTGAAGAAAAGTATCCGATTCGAATGTCATATAAAGCATATATTTTATTTGAAGAATTATCAGGTAAAAGTGTTGAAGATATGTCCACTATGAAGGATATGACACAACTTCTTTATTCAGGTATAAAAATGGGTTGTAATTATGAAAAAAAGAAATTTAAATTATCGTATGAAGAATTTCTTGATTTTATTGATGATTACCCTCAACTTATGGCACAAATAAGAATTGCTGATTTGATTCAAGTGCAAGAAGAAGTAGAAACAAAAAAAAAATAACTGATAAAGTTTATTCAATTGATGATTTGTATAAGTTATTGGTTGGAAAAATTGGAATTTCACCTGATTATTTTTTGAATGAAATATCTGTTGATGAAATTAACTTGATAATTGAAGGATATAATGATGAATACAAAGAATCTTGGGAACGAGTTCGAGCATCGTCATTTTCTTTCTTCAAATTACCATGGGATAACAAAAATCCATCAAAAAAGAAACCAACAGAGGAACGTTTTAAACAACTTAAAAAATTGACTTAATATAATCCTATAACTTTGTATATAAATACCTTTAGAGAAAGTTAGAATTACGTCCACATAACTAATATAAACATATCTTAGGTTAATAGATAGAAAAAATATGGCTACAACTAAAAACTTCGCCCTTAAAGTAGATGTAAAAGCTGACGTTGCCAACTTTAAAAAAGGAATGTCTAATGCTAAGAAGCAAACTTCCGGATTTAAAAATACTATTCAAAAAGCAGGTAAGGCTATGGGCCCATTTGGTGGTGCTCTAACGGCATTAGCAAGTCCAGCAGGAATTGCTATGGCTGCAGTAGGTGCATTAGTGGCTATTGTAAAAAATCTTGAAGGTGCTTTGGATGATTATTCTATGACAATGGACAGAATTAAATTTGGTCTAGCTGGTGTTTTAGAAGAATCTAAAAAAATATTTAAGGAACAAAGAAAAACTACTAGAGGTAAAATTTATGGTGGTTGGAAAGCCTGGATGCAAGGTTTACTTTCAGGTAATAAAGAATTGATGGCTGCTTCTAAAGAAATGATTGAAACTGGAATCGAAAAACAAATTGATTTGACAGGATTTAAAACAAAAGCAAAGTGGTTAGAAGAATATGGAAAATTAGAAAATGAAGCACTGGCAATAAAATTAAAAGGATTTGATTTAGATATTAAATGGAAAAAACTTGAATATGATAGAGTTGCTTTTCAAAAAATTTATAGAGATACAAGTAAGTCAAATGAAGAAGTTTCAAAAGCAGTAAATGGTTATTTAAAAATTACAAATCAACTTGAAGAAGAAAAGGTTGCGTTCACTCAAGAAACATTAGATAATACTAGTGCTCGTGCTGATATGACATATAATCAAATTGAAGATACTCAAGAAATTAAGACCTTAGAACTTCAAATTTATGAGATTAAAAAGAAGGCAGATGAGGAAGCTTTGAAGACTGTAACATATCAGGCAAGAATAAAACAGGATGCACAAAAAGAATTAGAAGCAAATGCTAAATTACTTGAATTAAAAAAAGAAGCAAATGCAATTGATGCTATAAAACCTTTAGGACTTGATACAACAATTGGAACAACTGCTTTAGCACCAATGAAAATGCATGCAGAAACTACAGATTATTGGGAAGAACTTAAGAAAAATCTTTCAGATACAACGTTTTTAGCACAATCATTTAGTGGTGCAATTAATGGTGTTACAAGTTCATTTGAAGGAATGTTTGCTAAGACAAAAAGTGGTTTTAAAAATATGGTAACATCTGTAATTAGTGGAATATCAAGTATAATTAATGCATTGTTGGCTCAAGCAATTGCAGGTATGATTGCAGGTGAAGCTTCAAAAGGAATTTTAGGATTAATTACAGGATCACTTGGAGTTGGTATTTTATTGGCATTATGGAAAACTAAAGTTCCAGAATTTGGATTAGGTGGAGCAGCTTTTGGACCCCAATTAGCGATGGTTGGAGAGGCTCCAGGAATATCAAGATCAAATCCCGAGTATATAGGCACAGCAAGACAATTGGAGCAAATGGGACTCGGAAGTTCAGGTGGTGAAGTAGTTTTTAAAATAGAAGGTGATACTCTTGTGGGAATTTTAGCAAATAAAAATAGACGTAATAATTCATATCAATAATGATACATTACAATTATATAACAACAAATAAAATTAATGGTAAACAATATGTAGGTGCTCATTCTACAAATAATATTAATGATGGTTATTTAGGTGGAGGGTTACTAATTAATAAGGCTATCAAAAAATATGGAAAAGAAAATTTTACAAGAAAAATATTATATTATGCATGGAATTTTGAAATGGCTTTTTCAAATGAAAAATTATTAATCAAAAAATATAATACTTTAGTGCCTAATGGTTATAATATAAGTCCAACTGGTGGATTAAATGTTCCCAATTGTCATTCTAAAGAAACAAAAGAAAAAATGCGACAAGCTAAATTAGGTAAAAAAAGTGCAATGTGTGGGAAACATCATTCAGAAAAATCAATAAAAAAAATAAGTGAAGTATTAAGTGGTGAAAATAATCCAAATTATGGAAAAAAAGCAATTAATAAAAATGGTAAAAATAAATATGTTGAAGAAGAATATATACCATATTGGGAAAATAAAGGTTGGAAAAGGGGAGGAAAGCCTAAATCTGAAGAAACTAAAAAGAAAATAGGAAAAGCAAATACTGGTAAAAAATTAGGGCCTCGTTCTAAAGAAACAAAAGAAAAAATAAGTAAAACACTTATAGGAATGAAATATCAAAAGAAAAAAGGTAATTAAAAAATGTATGGAATCCAATATACAACTTCATATTATAGGCTGTCTGGAAATCTAACAACTATCGATTTTTTACAATTAGATGTGGGAGAAGCTAGCCCCATTGGAGAGTTGACTCCAGATAATGATCCTTTGGTTATAACTACTAGTGGTGATATAAATAATATATATAAACCTACAATTGGGACA